ATCGTGGGGGAACCGGGGGAACCGGGGGACAAATTGGTTGCCACACGAGGCATCAGCGCGTCCTTTGCTGCAGGTCAGACAATCGCACACGCGGCTTACGCGGTGCTTCCTTCGCCGCCGTGCCAAACAGGATCGCTCCCTGCATCGAGGCCCCGACAGCGCAGCCCACAAGGCAATCGAGCCAGTGGTTGTCACTTCCGGGGGTGCGGAGTTTCCATTCGTCGAGCTCACGACCGCGTCCGCTGGTCTTCACGCGGTACTCGGATGTCACGTGCTCCGACAGCAGGCGGTGATCTCCCCCAGGCGATGGAGCGAACAGTGAAAGACATCCCGGATCACCCATCGGCACCGCGAACCGGGCATGGGCGAAGGTCTTCCAGTAATTCGTGTCAATCAGCGTGTAACGAATGGCACGTTTTCCCTGCACACCCGGAATCCGCCAATGCAGGCCGACACGATCACCACGTTTAGGCTTGTAATCACCAAAAGGCGTGCTGGCCGCGCCGACGTAGCGGCCGTGGCTGGGCATCACGATGGCAGCGTGTGATGACTGGCGACAGAACTGGTAGACCACGTCGGTCGAGTTGCCCCAGTTGGCGTCGATCAAACAGCGGCTGATTTTCATCTCAGCGCCATCGTCGCGTCGCAGGGATCGGCCGAGTTGCTCATTGGTCAGCCCTTCGAGACCGGCGTAGATCGCGCCCTCGAGGCCGGTGCCTTGGTGAACCGTCTGGATCGTGCGTTTCGCATCGCGCAGCGTGAAATAGTTCCGACGCTGATCCGGATAAGCCCCGTAATCCAGCACGTACCCTGTGAAATCCTCCTCCCACCCGCAGATCATGTAGAACAGCAGCGTCGCCTGCACGTCGATGAACATCGTCAGATGGTTCACGCCCACCGGCAGCTCGCGGCGCTTCATGCCGTTCGTCTTCGTGGCAATGGCGTCGGCGGTAAGCATGCCTTCGTCGCCCCCGGTATCTGGCGACAGAGGATCGTTCTGGTACTCGGCGAAGAACGCGGCTTCGTCTTGCAGCCGCAGATTCATCGCGTGCTGGATGGCGCTCAGTTCATCGGGGTTGTGGCGGGCGGGCCAGGCGACCACGACGCCGTCGTTCATCGCCATCATGTTCAGCCGGTAGAACTCCGTGGCGTCGATGATGCCCCGATCGGCGCGAAAGCCATCGGCCCTGATCTGGGCATACTGCTGCCACAGCTTCTCTCCGGCGCTTCCGGGCGCGGAGAAGGAATAGACCATCTTCGTCCGCTGGCCCTGCCACTGCGGGTGCTTGTCCCGGTCGAGGATGCGATCGGCCATGTCGTCGGGCCGCACCACGGTCAGCGTCATGAGGCCGGCGATCTTCCGCCCCGGCCCCGCCAAGCCGAGGATCGCGCCCGCGAGGATCTGTTCGCGGGTGGCGCACTGCGACGGGGAGCGTGCCGACTCGTCGGTCTGCGGATCATCGAGCAGGACGAGCGACGGTCGCACGGCCTTGCCGTCGGATCGCTTGTGCTTCATGCCACGGATGCGACCGGTGATACCCGCGACCTTGATGATCGCGCTGGATGCGGCGCTGCCGGGGATGGTGGGCAGCACGATCTCTTTCGCTGTCCAACCGACGTGCGTCCGCGCGCCACGGAAGAGTTGGCCCGCCGCTCGCTGGTGGATGCCTTCGAGCGCCCGGATCGGGCCGCAGACCTCGGAAAAGTCCTCCTCGAGCAGGTCGTTGTTCTCAAGCTCGCTCTTGATCGAGTCGAGCATGTCCTCGGCATGTTCTTCATCGGAACCGATCAGGCAGACGAACTCGCGGGCACCGATCAGAATTGCCCACAGGCAGGCGGTCTCGCACAGCGTCGTCTTGCCGCTGCCGCGCGGCATCGCCATTGCAAACAGCCCGCCTTGCAGCACGGCCTGCTCGATCTTCGTGATGACCTTGATGTGATCGTCCGACCACGGCAGATGAAACGTCGCGGGGAAGTACGACTCGCAGAACGCGCGGAAGCTCGCCGTGGCGATCGCCTTGCGATCCGGGTTCACCGCGTCATGCACCCAGCCTTCGGCGGCGATGTCGCGGGCCGATTCCGAGATCGCCCGGCTGCGCTGGTTCGCGGCGTCCTTGATCGCCTCGTAATCACCACCTCCAGCCCCGGCGGCGGCGTGCCGCTCGTGGAACAGCCATGCGGCGTAGCGCAGCAGATCGATGTGGCGCGGGTTGCTCTGCGCCGACACGCGGTAGCCCGCCCGGTTCAGGTGCCGGTAGACGACATGCGGCTGCACCACCTCGCCCAGCGGCGTGGAGTTGAGCAGCCGAACGCACTCGGCGACACGGAGTTGGCGAGGATCGACGCGGGGGTTCATCGGGCCTGCACCTCCCGGACGAGCCACGCGGTGTAGTGAACGAGATTGATCTTCCCGCCCGTCGCGGCCGGAGCGCCCGCATCGATGTCCGCCTGCACCATCTCCGGCGTCACGCGCTTGCCGCCCGCCGCCGTCAGCATGCGCGCGGCCTCATCGACCGTCAGGGAGAGCGGATTGACGGGAATGCCCGCGGGCAGCGGCGCTGCGGGGCCGGGGGCGGGGGAATGCGCAGGGTTTTCAGCAGGGCCTTGGGTCATGACAGCGATCTCGCGGGATGTTGGCGGATTCCGGCACATGGGCCTTGATGTTCCGTTGGACACTTGCCCTGATGTGGTCGTTCGCACAAACAAGGAGCAACGCGATGACGAACACCACGAACGCAACGCACACGACGAAAACGAATCGACGCCTGGCCCCGGGCACTCAGGTGGTGAGCCGCGAGGACGGCGAGGCCGGCCGGATCGCGCGGGTCAGCACCTTCCGCCGCAACGGGATCGACGCCTGGTCGTACCTGGTCGACACCGCCTACGGCCGCGAGATTTGGGATGCAGGCGACCTCTTCCTCCCCGGCCCCCGGAACGAAGCCTGAACACGCACCAACCACCACGAAAGGAACGCCACGATGAGAACCACGCGAATCGAACTCGAAGGCAGCGCCGGCCACGTAACGATCGAACGCAAGCGCGGCGACACGAAGATCCGGATCGATTCGGTGATCCGCGAGCCCAAGCGCACAGACCAGGTTTGGAAGACATGGGAGATCGACGCCCGCATTGACGACGAAGCGCTCTTCAAGATCGCCGACGAGGTCCAGCGCCGCTGCGAGGGCAAGCCCGGCAGCAACAGCATGATCCACGACTACTACCGCGAGATGCAGCGCTTCCAAGGCTGAACACACGCACCACCAACCCACGAGGACACCATGACGAAGCACGACGAAATCAGCGCCATCGCCCGCCAGCACCTGGGTCTGTTGACGCTGGCCACACAGAACAGCGACAGCCTCGACTTCCACGAGCACGGCGTGTGGCAGATCGAAGCCGCGCTCGACGCCGCGTACCGCGCCGGGCAGCGCGATCTCCTGACCGCAGCCGAGGCGCTGCTGGCGGCGAAGGACAACCAGATGGAAACCATCGCCGAGTGGCGCGCCCTGCGGAAGGCGATCAAGGCCGCTCGCAAGAACGCCTGAACCCCAAACCACGGAGACGAACCCATGACCACGAACCAACCGACCGCACTCCAGACCTACGAGCAGCGCCGCAGCGACATCGCGCGGGTGCTGGACTGGCTCGACCTCGAACTCGACCGCCACGGCACCGACGCCAAGGCGAAGCCCAACGACTGGGGCTACGCGGGCGACCTGGGCCACGTCCGCGAGAAGCTCATCGAGACGCTGGCCTTCCTCTCCAACAGCGAACCGAAGGACATCGAAGACCTGCTCGCCGAGTGACCGAGGCCCCGAAATGGGGCCTCGGTTGTTTTCAGCGCCAACGGAGACGCGGCATGTCGCCGCAGACCGAAGGCAGGCCTGGCCAGCCACAACACGGCCAATGGAGCAATCGCCATGTCGAAGAAGAACACCACCAAGAAGACCAGCAGCAAGAAGGCCCAGAGCGCCGAGGCCGCGCCCGCGACGGCAACGCCCATGCCCGCCCCGGAGGTGCTGGCGTCGGTGACGGTGTACGACAAGAAGGACAAGAATTGGGACACCTGCATCCGCGAAGACAAGTATGAGCACGTCGTCCTCGACGACCGTTTTGAGAACGATGACGACGCGAAGGCGGCGGGCGACGCCTGGCTCGCCAAATACGCCAAGGCCGACGAGGCGGGTCGGCGGAAGATGATGGGATGGAAGCCTGCCAAGGGTGGCGCGAAGATCGGCGAGCTGGCGGACGCGATGGCGGCGAAGGCGGGCAAGGGCAAGAAGACCGACGCGACCGCCGACGGCGCGAAGCCGAAGGCCAAGCGCGAGCCGAAGGTGAAGAAGGAAAGCACCCGCGGGCCGAGCGGCTTGGACGTGGCGGCGCAGATGCTCAGGGATTCCGGGGGGCCGATGAAGTGCAAGGAGATGGTCGAGCAGATGCTGGCCAAGGGACTGTGGGCGACGAACGGCAAGACGCCCGCCGCGACCATCTACGCCGCGATCATCCGCGAGATCGCGGAGAAGGGTAAGGAGGCCCGCTTCACCAAGACGGATCGCGGCACGTTCGCCTTCAACGCCTAAACCACAGGAGACAACATGAAGATCACGATCCATTACCACGACTGCGACTACCCCATCGACCTCGGTGTCCCGCACGGGCACGAGCACCTCCTGGACGACATGCTCGATGCGTTTCAGCCCGATGAGGTACGCGAGATCATCAATCAGAACCTCGAACTGTTCCGGGGCCTTTGCGACTTCTGGAACCAGCGCGAGCTGGTCCAGCGCCGCGAACTGGATGCCACCCCCGAACCGGGTGAGGAGGCGTGATCGATGAAGACGAACTACCGACAACGCGACGTGCGCTACGAGTTCGCCGACGGCTGCCTGGTACGCACCGTCACGGACGGCCCGACCGGGGATTCCGGGGGCACCGGCAAGGCGTACCAGCACCGCTGCACGCGGGCGGTGTTCGAGACGGTCGCCCACGCGATCAACGAGACGCCCGCCGATGGTGAAGGCACCTCGCAGGTCGACATCGTCCGCCGCGAGAACCTGCCGTACTCGCAGGTGAACGTGGCGCTCGAGTTCCTCAAGGAGCGCGGAGTGGTCGAGGTGCGCCACCGGCGCTGCTACCCCGGCACGAGCACCGCCTTCGAGGACGCGATGATCGAGTTTCTGGCCTTGGGCGAAGAAGACACGGCGGTCTGACATCACTTCTCCTCCGATCCAATCACCCCGGCCGCGATGGCTGGGGTTTTCTCCGGCATGTCTGTTTCAGCCGCACCATCCGCCGCGATGCGCTTTGCCTTCTTGCCAGTGAACTGTTCGTAGCGCTGCACGATGACATCGCAATAGGGCATGTCCATTTCCATCAGAAATGCCCGCCTGCCCGTCTGCTCCGCCGCGATCAGCGTGGACCCGCTGCCGCCGAACAAATCCAACACGTTTTCGCCGGCGAGGCTGCTGTACTGCATGGCGCGCACCGCAAGCTCGACGGGCTTCTCCGTCAAATGCACCATGCTCTGCGGGTTCACTTTCTTCACATGCCACAGGTCGGTCGCGTTGTTCGGACCGTAGAACTTATGGGCCGCGCCCTCCTTCCAGCCGTAAAACGCGATCTCGAATGCGCCCATGAAGTCCTTGCGCGTCAGCACGGCCCACTGCTTGTCCCACACGATTCCCTGCGAGAAATACAGTTCGTGCTTCTTGAGGAACGGCGGGTAGTTGCCGAGGTTCGCGTAGCCGCCCCAGATGTAGAACCCACGCCCCGGCAGCAGCACGCGCGACATGTTGCCGAACCATGCGTCGAGCATCAGGTCGAACGCATCGTCCGTGAGGAAGTCGTTCGCCAGCTGCCGGTCCTTCGGTCGCATCTGCTTGGTCGTGCCCCTGGCCTTCTCCGGGAACCGCGCCAGGTCGAATCCCTGGTGGTGCATCGCCCGCGCGTCTCCGGGGGCGGGGGCGGGGCCGGGGGCGGTGTCAGTCGCGCCGCGCTTCGTCGCTGCCTTGAAGGAACTGTTGCCCGCCGCGATCGCGTTATTCGAGCGCGGCTCGACCTTCACGTTGTACGGCGGGTCGGTGTTGACGAGATGAATGGACGCGCCGTCGAGCAGTCGGTCCACGTCCGCCGCCTTGCTGCTGTCGCCGCAGAGCAGCCGGTGGTTGCCGAGAATCCACAGATCGCCGGGCTGGGTGATCGCCGCGTCTGGCGGAAGGGGAACATCATCGGGATCGGTGAGGCCCGCCTCCACGTCGCCCGACATGATCCGCGTCAGTTCCTCCTGGTCGAAGCCGAGCAGCCCAAGGTCGAACTCCATCTCCTGCAGGGCCGACAGTTCGATCGGCAGCATCTCGTAGTTCCACTCCGCGATTTCATTCGTCGCGTTGTCGGCGATGCGGTACGCCTTCACCTGCGCCGGCGACAGGTCGGTCGCCACATGCACCGGCACCTTGGCGAGGCCAAGCTTCTGCGCCGCCTTGTACCGCGTATGTCCGACGATGATGACGCCCTCACCGTCCACGACGATGGGCTGGCGGAAGCCAAACTCCTTCAAGGACGCCGCGACGGAGTCCACAGCGGCGTCGTTTTGGCGCGGATTGCCTGGGTAAGGTTTGATCTCGGTCAATGGTCGAAGTTCGATCTGCATAAGAACCTCCGTGTTCATGGGTTGCGAACAGGTCCGCATCCGGGGGCTTTGTTTTTTCGCGCAAAGAAAGTCAGTCGATACTTGCGGCTGTTCCCGCGGGCGTCAGGAAAAACATCCCGCCAGGGAGGAACCATTGAGCAGCGCGCCTCCCTCAATCGCCGTAAGGGGGTGCCACTCTGGCACCCGCCCCCGGTAGCGCGCCCGTTTGGCCCACGTTGGGCCGTGTTGGGCCGAAGAGCGACGGCGTAGGTTCGTCCGCCGTTGACGCGAGGCGCAAACGTGGGCGAACGTCGCCCAACGGTTGGCGAGGTTTCGTTGCCGGGATCGGAATGGGGCTTGGCATTGGAGGCTCGTGGCGATCCGGGGAGGCTGGGGCGGATACGGGAGGCTCGGGGTCGAGGAGGCGATGAATCGCGTCGAGGTCGCGGCGAATCAAATCCGCCACGTCCTCCTGACATTTACCTATGCCGTTCAGATGCTCGATGTGCAGCCGCGCCGCAAAAACCAAGATCATCGCGTCGAGCGCCGCCAAGCGCGCGTTGCGTGAGAATGGAAGCGGATCGTCCGATGGGCGATAAACGGGCTTGGTGCCGATGTCGCCATCGCCGGCGGCGAAAGGCCGACGCGGAATGGGCGGGAATTTCACCTGTCCTTGCCCAGTGGTTTTGGCGAGTTCTCGCGAAGCCAGATCGTCACGCACTTTTGGCATCGCGGTAGAATTTGCGTGGTCTGATCGTGTGAGAGGCGGCGTCGAATGAGGCGTCCGAACTGAACTCGCTGTTCCGCCCATGTCAGTGGGCAACGACAGCTCTTGCAGGGACGGTGATTGGACATGTGAAGTCTCCTCAATGACCTTCGGCACGTTTGTGCAAACCTGCGGGATACCGATTTCGCGAGGAAGATCGGCGTCGCTGGCGGCGAACGGGCCCGGCCGATCGGGATTGCTGCTGGGAACGGTGGGCATACCTGTTACGTATGCCGTTGGTGATCAATCTGTCCGGATTCGTGACGCCACCAGCAGGCGATGCGCGCCTGCGCAACCTGCGCGAACCTGCGCGCAGGTCCCGCATGCGCCGTACATATGCGTGTGCGCGGCGCATGCGAATCGTTCTGTGCGTGTGCTTGCGTGCGATAACTTGCCGGACATCGCGCAGGTTCGCGCAGGCGCGCTCGAAAAGTGCTTGTTTTACACGGGTGCGGCGCATGCGCGATGAGAGAATTCATCGCGCAGGTTGAGCGCAGGTTCGCGCAGGCGGTTGGATGCGAGAGGACGAAGATCACTCTCGCCCGCTACCGCGCCATGTCACGAAAAACAGGCCACTTTTTGTGACATTTGAAGGCCGGAGAGTGTCACGGCGATTGACTGGTTCTCATTCAATGACCTGCCGCCAGAAATCGCGCAGCGTATTGATAGCCGCAGGCAGGTCCGACGCGAGGAGGTGCGCTTCAGCAGCCAATGCAGCGAACTCGTCCGCCCAGACGGCCGGGGGGTCGGGCAACTCGAGCGGGAAAGGGTGTGATTGGCGACGGTTGAATGTCGCTCTCGCCGCGGCGGCTACGTCGGAAGCCTTGACGCCGGCGGTTTCGATCATCAGCGTCAGGTCCACGAGGTCCTTGGTACGCATGTTCACGCGGTCGGCCCAGGGGCGAGTGTAGGCGTGAATCTTCTCGGCAAACTGCTGAGGCTTGGATATGGCCAGCACCTGTGCGGGCGGAATCCCTGCGAACGCGAGGAGGTCGTCGCCTGTGAGCGTATCCGGTGCATCGCCGGCCTCGTCACCGAAGCCCAGGTCGATGTGAAAACGAGCATAGGTCTTGCCCGCCAGAAATGCCTCGCACGGAAAGCGGGCGCCGCCGAGCGGCGCGCCGGCGAGTTCCGATTGTGCTTCCTCGATGCGAAACGTCAGGTAGTCGCCCAGTTCGACTTCTGCGGCGGCTTGCAGTTGCTCACGAACGACGCGAATCCTGGTTTGGAGGCCCGTGTCCCCCGTGTCCCCCGTGTCCCCTTCGACAGCGCAGGTGAGGTCGATATCGCGGGTGGTGCGCGCTCGTGGCCGGTAGCGAAGTTCCATCGCGTATCCACCCTTGAGCAGCCACGGCGGATTGTGTTCGGCGAACAGACGGGCGAGTAGCCGCTCCATGACGAGTTTGAGGCGAAGCGCATTGATCGGGAGACCGCGCTCCGTGGCCACGGCCTTGAGACGCGCCTCCAGCGAGGCCTTGAATGCGGCGGGCGTTGCGAAAGACTTGGCCATGTTCTTATCCGATCACGGCCGCGAAACGGCGGAGGCGTTTGGAAGGTGGCGCATCGCCGAACGCCTTCTTGAGGATGGATTCACGGACAAGCCCGCGCCTTAGCGCGTCTTGGATCGCCCGATCGAGTTGTTCGTCGGTGACTCCCGGGGCGGCGGCCACATCAATCAGCGTGCGCAGGGGCGTTGTTACGGAAAAACCTTCGCGAGTTTCGATGTCTTTGCCTGCGAGCCGGGCCTTGTGCAGCGTGCATCCACGCGGTGATATTTTGCGAAACGATGGGGGCACCGTGAGGTGTGTCCTCTGCGGCAGCACGTCGCTCATCTGGTGGAGGAGGAGGGCGCTGGCGTGCGAGACCACAGCCTGGGGCTCGTCCTGACGGTCACGGCTCCACAGCGACAGTCGGATTAGATCGTCGTGTTCTGCGGGTGGAATGGTGGGTAGCCGGTAAAGCCCGTGATTGGCCCGCTCGAAGTTCCCCGCCTCCACATGATAGGCCAGGTGCGAGTAGTCATACCCTGCGGCCGCCGCCTGCTTGGCCGTGAAATAACCGCCCTGAGTTGCGGCCAGAGCGTATAGAGCCTTGAGTGATTCGTGAGTGTCTCGGTACTTCATGCACAATCCTTCAGAATATTTGAAGGATTATGCGCATCGTGAGGGCAAAAGTCCACTCTGGAGCTGTCGACATGTCTCGTAAAGTCGAACATGTGACTTCACAGCACCGAATCGCCCAGTCCAATTCCCTGGTAGAAGCGCAAGTTGCCTGTCCCCACGCGGCTGCCCAACCCCGGTACCGCCGCCATGAGATCGCGCCCGAAGGTTTGCTTGGTGGTGACGCTGCTGCGCCCGTCGCGTTCGCACCAGGCCTGCCACGCCTTGTAGAGCTCATCAACCCAGACGCGCTGACCCGGGGCAACGACACAGCGCTCGCGCACGAAGGCACCAACGGGACTGGACAGATCTTCCATGTCGCGCAGCGCTTCATCGACACTGGCGGGCTGAACGAAATGCCCCCGCTGGCGGAGCCGCTTCCATCCCTCGATCGCCCAGTTCAGAATCCCCGGAATCTCGGCGAGCAGCTTGTCCGTGAGGGTCTTGTCCTCGCGGCCATAGAAACTCTCCGTCAACTTCAGCATCATGAACCGGCCGGCCAGCGCCCCGGAAGCGTCCGACAGTCGCGGCAGCTCGTTGGTCAGGAACATGAAGCGCGTCGGCAGCTTCATCGTCACGCTGGTCAGGTGCTTGCGGTCGATCGTGAGTGTGTCCTCGCCGGAAATGCACAGCAGTCGCTCGACAACCGTCTGGATGTTCTCGCCGGAAAAGCGGGCGTCGCTGACAATCGCCAGTGACTTGCCGATGAGCGGCTGCAGTCCGAAGGAGCCGGCCAGGCTTGATGTCGTCGGGCCAGCAACGTTGCCGGCACCCACGAGTCGGGCCAGTACGCGGGCGATGGTCCCCTTGCCGCTGCGTTTAGGGCCCACGAGCAGCAGCATCTTGTGCTGCGAGGTGTCGCCGGTGAGGCAGTAGCCAAACCAATCTTGCAGCAGGTCCCACGCCTGCATGTCCTCGCCCAGGAGCTCGCCGAGGAAATTGAGCCACGCTGCCGGGGCCTGAGCATGCGGATCGGGGTCGTAGTCCAGCGCATTGATGGTGAAAAACGCCGGCGTCGGCTTCAGGTGAGTCATCGTCGGCAGGTGCAATAACGACGAGCGACAAGGCAGAACCTCCGCAGGATGGGGACGATTCGGCCGACCATCGAGCCACGAGGGCGACGCCGTCATCGCCGGCAGATGCGTGTATGCCTTGATGGAATCGAGCGCAGCCCGGACGGTGTTGGGGTTGGCGGGAAATTCTTCCGGCACCCACAGCTTGCACTGTTTGTCGTAGGTCATGCGAACCGCCGCGTGCATCCACGGCAGCAGCTTGTTCCGCATGCCGTCGTCTTCGATCTCGACATAGCGATTGCCGCGCCACGCCATGAGGAGGCCTGCGTAATGCTGGAGCGTGCGGAGAAGACCCTCGCCGCTCTGGTGCTGGTGAAACATCCGCACGAATGTCTCGGCGGTCGGCAGCGTCCTCTCCGTTGACAAGATCAGCCGGCCCGTGCCAGGATCGATCGTGCCGGGCGTCGGCTCAGAGGTGACCGGAGCAACCTCCGCGCTACTTGCCGCCGTGGTTGCGGACCCACCCGCCTTGGTTCGCTTCCGCTTCTTCTGCGGGGCGTACTGGCCTGTCACCTTCTCCAGCGCCTTGGCGATGGTCATCTGACCGTAGGTCTGCTGCCCGTGTGGCTCGTCCCATTTGGGGCGCATCAATCCGCTGCGCCGAAACAGCCGGTCGATCTGAGTAGTTTGCTTCGTATAGAACGCCAGGGTGAAGACCACTGACGAATCGGCTTCGCTGCGAGAGTTGAAGAAATCATTCCAGTTGCCGGCCCACAGCGCGGCGAATTTACCGCCGGAGCGCCGGCTCGATGATGCAAGACGAATGATCTCATCATCCTCGAGGACGGCGCTGGCGGTTGCCGATGCATCCTGCGGCGTAGATTTCAGCTGCTGCGGCGAAGGTGTTTCTCCGAACACCTGCCGATAAACGGTGTCCAAGCAGGCCTGTCGCTCTTCAACGCCGCACCCGGTCGACAGTTGCTGACCGGTGACGGTAAAGAACCGGTCATGGTCATACATCTCCACTTCGCCATCGTGATACGCCTTGCGGCAGCGTGTGCCGGGCTTGCGGCCCCTGATGAAGATTTTCACGCCGGCTCCGGACGGGCTGATCTCGGTGTAACTGTTGAACTGGTCAACGATCGTCTGGCCCCACGGTTTGAGCAGGCCGTCATGGGGCGTTATGCAGTCATCCAGGTCGACACCACAAAAGGGATCAGCTTCCGCGAACACATAACCGACGCCAGCGAGATCGGGCGACGCACGGCAGGCGGCAATCGCCTCGTCGAACGTGGCCCAGGTACTTGGGTCCGTCGAGTCAGCCAGTTGCAGCGTCCGAGAGTTGACCGGGCACTTGGTGGGTTTGCCATCGCGCTCGACGTATCGCCAGCAGACCCACTGCGCCCGCTCCCGCAGGCAGGCCGGAGCGTTCGCCATGATGTGATCGAGATCGGGCGCCGGCCCCATGTTCATGCGCACGTCTCCACAGACTCGGATACGCCTCGCCGTTCTCTCGCCCACAAGCTCAGGAACGTTCGCCGTTCGACGGTGTGATTCTTCTTGACCGTGTTGCGCAGGCCCCATCTGTCGCCGAGGACGATGCAGTGCCTGGCAGCGCGGGTGACGGCGGTGTAGAGCCAGTTGCGATCGGCGAAGTAATGCGAGCGGTGACAGAGCACCACCACGCAGGGGAACTCGCTGCCCTGGGCTTTGTGCGCGGTCAGGGCGTAGGCGAGTTGAAGGCGGCCGATCTTTTCACCTTCAATGAAGCGGGAGCCCGTGCCATCGAACTCAACCCAATAGCCCCCGCTGCCGGCGGCACGCTCCCAACCCACCACGCGGCCGATCGTCCCGTTCATCACGCCCAGGTCGTAGTCGTTGCTCGTCTGGATGACCTTGTCGCCGTCAAGGAACTTCCGCTTATCACTGGGCAGCGACTTGGATTTGTGAACAAGGGACTGCATCAACTCGTTAATCGCCTTGGTCCCCAGCGGTCCCAGGTGCGTGGGCGTGATGATCTGCACGTCGCGCACCGGGTCGAGTCCCAGCCGCGCCGGAATCCTCTCGAGCACCAGGTCGCGGAGGTAGAGCTGAATCTGCTGCGGCTGTGAGAAGGCGTCGACCACCGTCCACGCGGGGTCGTTCACGGCGGTGGGCATGACGGTGCCGGTGAGAATCGCGGAACTGTTGGCTTTGAGCACACCCGCCTGGCGGACCACCTCGTTGAGCACGATGGTTGGAATGGGACGATGATCGATGACGTCGCGCAGGACATTGCCGGGACCGACGGGCGGCAACTGATTGTGATCGCCGACAAGGACGAGACGCGTTCGGTTGAAATCGATCCGTCGAACCAGCTCGGCCATAAGCGGCACATCGACCATCGACACTTCGTCCACGACCACCACGTCAAAACCATCGTCGGATTCGTCGGCTTTGTCATGCTCGTCATCATCGTCACTCGGCGGGACAGCGCGGGACAGCGAAGGCCTGGTGAACTGGCGCCCGTCGTAGCCGAGCAACCGATGAATCGTCTTGGCCTCGAGCTGTAGCCCTTGGGCGCGAAGTGATTCTTCGATGCGTTTAGCCGCCTTGCCCGTGGGCGAGCAGAGTGCGATTCGCAATCCGGCGTCGCGGAACGTCTGGGCCAGCCGGGCCAAGACGAACGTCTTGCCGGTCCCCGCGCCACCGCAGATGGCGACGATTCGATGAGACAAGGCACATCGGTAGGCATCGACCTGCTTTGCACGCAGCCCTTCGACGCGAACGTGCGAAGTGATCAATGGTGCATCACCTGCGAATCGGTCGAACGCATCGAGAACGTGGCGTTCTGCCTCCATGAGGTACGGTGTCGTCACCGCCGGCCCGGACGACACGAGTTCGTTGCCGTCGAGAAGGCGCTGAGCGGCGGCGCGAATCACATCGTGGCTGTCGAGAGTGTCCAGCAGCAGCAGCTCGTTGGTTTTTCTGAGTAACTCCGGCCCGTTGATGTAGGTGTGGCCCGCGGAGATCTGGTCCTGCACAACGTAAATCAATCCGGCATCGATCCGACCGGGGTGGTCCTTGGGTGTGCCCATGGCGCGGGCGATCTTGTCCACCTTCTTGAAGCCGTAGCCATCGAGATACTTGATGAGCTGATAAGGATCGCTGCGCAACACACCCACGACGGCGCTACCGAATCGGTCCAGCAGCGTCTGCGTCTGGTGAGGCGTGAGCCCAAAGCTAGCCAGGTAGGCGCGGACTTCGTTTTCGGCGCTATTGGCGATCCAAGCGGCACGGAGTGAATCGAGTGCGGCCCGCGGGATGCGCAGCTCGCGATGAAGCTCATCGACATCCTCGCGAATCATGCGATCGAGTCGTTCCGCGCTGGTCGCATAGTTCACGATCCGACGCGCGGTCACTTCTCCTATGCCGGTAAACGCCGGGTGCTTGGCCAGGTACTGCACCAAGCCTTCGGCGGTCGGCGGCAGCGCGTAACTGACGTTGGTGACGGCGAACTGGAGGCCAAACTTGGCATCGGTTTTCCAGGAGCCGACGAGAGCGATCACATCGCCGGCGCTTGCGCAGAATCGACCGGCGAACCGCACAGTTTGGCCATCCTCGGTCTCCAGGACGCCCGCGGAGAAGTTGGGACTGCCGTGATAAACCCGTTCAATGGTGCCGTGAATGGTTTCGGTCACGCGGCACCTCCAACCAAGGCCATCGCCGCCGCCGCCCCCGGCCCCGCCACCGCCCCGGAGGGCGGGAATCGTGGCGATGGCGCCGGCAGTCGTGCCCCACACATGCCGTCGGAGGGCGGCGGCTCGGGGCGATGGGTGGCGCGAATGAACATCCGCAGAAATCCGTCGGTAAAGGCGCGTGCGGTCTGGCGACTGCCGCACCAGTACACGGGAATCCGATGAAGCACGGCGATGTGGAGGGCCGCGCCCAACACGGATTGAGGCGACACGGAACGGAGTTTGTCGGCGGCCAGGCCGCGCATCACGTCGTCGAGATCGGCTTCGACCACGACACAAGCCATTTCCATCGCTGCGAGCTTGCGCAACTCGGCCGCGAACCGCTGTGCATTATGAATGACCGTATGCACGAAGTCGGTGAGGCTCTTGCGCTCCACGGCGACACGATGCTCATGACCGACGACGGAGTAATCCCCAGCCTCGAGTTTGCGGCGCTCGGTGGGGCATGAGAACGCGTACGGCTCTTGCTCGCGCGTGTCGATGACGATTCTGAATTCCATGACGGTGCCCATCCTTGAACGTGATGAAAGGGAACAGCCGGGGCGGGTCCGGGGGCGCGGGCAGCCTCACCGTCCGGGCAAGCGCCCATGCGCCATCGCCTGAAGCCGGCGTTCTTCAGGTCGATGGGCATGGGCCACGGGTCGCCCCGGCCACAGCCATCTGCGTGGAGCGCTCGAAGCGTCGGCATCGATCAGAAGGGCGCCGGCTGTCCCGACAGGTCCGGCTCGCCTGGCGTACCGACCGCGCCGGGGGCCAGCTGAAGCAGCTTGTTGAAGTACACGTTGGTGTACTCGCCCTTGGTGCGCCGGGTGACCTCGATATTCAGGTCGAGCAGCGACTCCAGGTGCTGAGGCAGGTCGCTGAGCTTGGGCAGCTGTAATCCCAGCGTCTGAAGATCGCCCTTGACGAACGGCAGCGCCGCTTGCGTGATCACCGAGTTCTTGAAGATGTGCCGCCCCGTGTGCGGGCCGGCGATGACAATGAGGTCCCACTTGATCATGGGATCGTTCTTCTGGCTGCGGGTCAGCGACACCTTGTTCACCCGCGCCTGGTACTTGCCGTCAGGGACTTCATCGCTGGATGCGGCCTGCGTCGTGGTGAACTCGGCGTCGAAGGCGCTCAGATCGCCGGGCGCGATCGGCGCGTCATCGCCCAGGGGCTCGCCGTCGGCGGGGAGGGAGGGATCGAACGGGTTTGGACTGGTCATTTGTGGGCCTTTCCAGGAGGGGTGCTGCCCGGCGTGTTGGTAGCGACCGCGCTGGTGCCGGGGGCGTTCCCAGGTGCGGTGGTGTTTGCAGTGATTCCCGCTGTTCCGGGTGTTCCGGAGAGTCCGGGGGCGGGGGTTCCGGAGGAAAACGCCTTGACGAAGGCGTTGTGATCGAGCGGCATGACATCGGGCAAGCGGCCAGTGCGGTCGCCGGCCTCGTAAGTCGGATGCGGCTTGGTGCGGATGACGCGATCGATGACCACTTGGCCCGAGGCGTCCTTGCGCGGGACCGTATCGCAGTAAAGGACCATGTCGACGAGGCCGAGAACAACGGCGCGGGCGCGGTCGGGCAGGCTGGGCTGCGTTTTCGTGTACTCGCCGGTGCGCGTCTCGACGGTCTTGTCCACGGCGTGCGAGATCAACACCAGGCCGTAGGGCAGACTGGCCAGGCGGGTGAGCACACGGTGCCACTCGTTCTTGACCATCGCCCAGCCCTTGCCGTGGGCCATGTCGCCTTCGTAATCGATCTCGTGTTTACGGCAGACGTGCTCGCTGCACATCTTGAACGCGTTGTCGGCCGTGTCGACGACGATCGTCTTGAACGGATGACCGCCAGCGGCGACGAGCTTGCACGCCTGCAGAAAGTCGTCCCATGTATACGTGGGCGTCTTGAAGACCTCGAGCTCGTTGAGGCCAGGCTCGCACTCGAGAAACAGTGCGCCAGGGAACCGGCTGGCGAATGTGCTCTTACCAATCTTCGGCGGGCCGTAGATCAACACGGTTTTCGTGGCGAGGTCGGAGGAGGGCTTGGCTTTTTCGGTGGGGAGAGTGACGGGCATGAGAATGCTCCATGAAATCAAGAATGAATTTGGCGCTAGGATCGAGGTTCAGAAGGTGTCGGAGTCCGTGTCGATGAGCGGCGACCCGCGCACCGTGAGCGCGGTCAGGCCGCTGATCTCCTCATGCGGCGGCGCTGTGTCGAAGAGGTTGTCGCGGACGTTGGGGTTGAAGCCCGATTGGCAGTACGGGAGGTACTCGCACGGGCGCTGAAACGAAAAGCAATTCGACGTGTTCAGCAGCCACTTGCCGCGACGCCTGGCGTCCAGGTACTGCTGCGTGATCTCCCACACCTCCTCGCGCAGCATGGCGATGCGGTCTTCAGAGAGATAGATGCGTTCGCGGTGGAACGCCTCGGGGCGGCTGTACCATTCCGCCAGGCGGCCCTGGAACTCGTCGTCGGTTTCGGGCTCCTGGCGCTGGGCAGTTGAGCGGCCGCTCTTGTTCTTCGCCGCCAGCGCCGCGTGCCGGACCTCGAACTCTTCTTGCGTTTCGCCCTGACGCTGCTGGAGACGGGACTTGAGCAGCACGTTGTAGATGACGCCCACGATGGGGTAGCCCAGTTCGCGCAGGTAGTGGCAGTAGAGCGCGATCTGCGTGTCGGTCCACAGCTTGTCGAGGTAGTTGGCGTCGATGGTCGAAGCCGTTTTGTGTTCCAGCAAGTAGAGGCCATCCGTGAGGCGCACGATGCCATCGACCTTGCCGGCCATGACGAACGTCTGGCTGGGTCGGCCCGTGTCGGGATTGCGAATCTCGCCGGTGAATTCCTTCGCGATCTCGACGACCTCGAAATCCTCAGCGGGGTAGCGGCGGGCGTAACCCATGAAGAGCGCCCGCGCCAGATGCCAGGCCTGCATCTCCTGCGCGTCGCCCACGCGGTAGATGAACCCAGCGTCGATCACATCGATGGCGCGCCACAGGCGATCAGGGTCGGCGGGACCCAGGCGATACCAGGTTTCGAGGGCGCTGTGGATCACGCCTCCGAACGAGAGGCTTTCGGCCTTGTGGCGGGCGCGCAGCAGGTCGAGGTAACGATGCTTGTACTTGCGGGGGCACCCGCGGAATGTGTTGAGCGCCGAGAACGTCAGCACGGATTTGGCCGGCCGCGGCGCGGCGCCTTCAACGCCCAGGTCCTCGGCAAACACGTCGCGCGTGAAATCGCCTTGTCCAAGCCGGACGATCGGCGTCTGGTCGTTGCGAGTGGACGGGGAAGAGGCGGGGCCATTTCCGGGACCGGGGGCAGGGG